GAGGGGAGGAGCCTAATCAATGCGTTGTTAGCGTCATTTGCTGGCATGGTAATCGTAAAATCTCCTGCACTGGATGATTTGTCTGCTCCAAAGTTAATAACACAAACAGAAGGTTTGGCCGCATGAGTAGTGTTCCCAGCCGTTCCCGCGTTAGCCAACGTAGAGTTATATATCAAAGCTCCACGAGCACTACTAATAGTAGAATTTGAAAAACTTACGTTTGCCATATCAATAAAAGCAGTTGGGACAGAACTACTATTATCCCCAAGACCAATCGTAGCACTTGAGATAGAAGCCCCTCCCGCAGTGTAATTAGTTCCGCTAACTTCATTACCTGTAGTGTACCCCGTAGTATCCACAGAAATAGAAGAACTATTGGTAAACATAGCCAGCTTAAACGTATCTGCTGCTATAGAACTACCGTCTCCACGAGAATGCGTTGTCCAAAAATGAATTCCTGCATTGATCTCTTTTTTGTACGTACCGCAAATACCCGATGTTCCTACAGCCATTACAGCCTCCTTATTATCTCTGCCATGTCTTCATGGCCTTGTTGTTTCATCAAAGCCCAGATCGTCGTTCTCTCGCTTTGACACATCTTATTCATATAATATATTAGCACTTCTTTCAAACGTTGTCTGTGAGCGTATGCTTGATCTCGTATAACGGGGGGAGCACTGTCTGAAACCATCATTATCTTGTTTAAAGCCATCTCCGCCATATCTTCTGGAGAATGACCTCCATTGTTACTAGTAAATACTAAAACATCTCCTATTTCACTTGCACTAACAGGATCCGACATCAAACAACATCCTTACGTACACGGTCGTACCTGTACTGATCACGAGTTTGTTTTCCCTCACCTAAATTCTTTAACCACTGAATAGATTCTAGAAAACGGTCCGTGTATTGTTTTAGAATGTCCGGCTCTCCCTTCATAAAGGTGTAAGCTTCTACAAGACTGCCATACAGAAGCGCTAGTTGAGCATTTGTTCCGAGCCAGCTTGTTCCATCCGCGCTTTCCGTAATAGAAGTTGGTCTGTAAAAGTAATGCAATTCCATAGTAAAATTATCGTTTGGGGTAGGCGCTAATAAAAAAGTAGACTCGTCCCAATCAGCATAGTATTTAGGAACACCCGTTGTTGAAGCATTTGGTGTAAAATCTTGAAGCATGGTAACTTGTTTGTACGTCAAGAACTCTTTGTCAGTAGAATTTAACACGCTCAATGAATTTTGAGATAAAAAATCACCGGGTTTCTGAAGATATGCGTTTCCAGTAGAAGCTGTTCCAGTTGAATTCTTTCTAAATACATCTAACTGACATTCTTTTAAAATTCTCTCTTCTGCGTTAAGAATAAACCGAGGCAATTGGCTGACAAACGTAGTTTCTGTGTTTTGAACGTAGTCTTGAATTGCTGTCTTAAGAGTGGTGTATGTATAGGCCATTTCAAAAACTCACTTCGTAACGCTAACAGGACCGGCAGTGGCAAAAGAACCGCCGCCGGAAACACTTCCTGTAATAGCAGTGCCACTGCTGGCAGTAAAAGAATAAAAAGAAGACTGAAAGTTATTACTCTTAATTCCCGCAACAACCGTTATGGAGTAACCTAAAGAGGATTCAATAACAGATTCAGTAAAACCATCTAGATCTTCAACTTCACGAAACCGAACAACATCACCGGTAGAACGACCATGCCCCGGTTCTAAAACTGTAACAACTGCGGACCCACTAGAAGACGTGGTAAAAGCGTTAGCAGGCAAAAGAACTTCTACAGCAGGTTCTGTTCTATCGGGTCTAGGGTCCCGAAGAGCTTGTGGATCTGCGGGAGTCTTTACGGGCATTAACTGAGGCTGTTTAGCTTCCCACTCGTCTTTTCCAACAAGCATACCAGTCCATTCTTTCCGCATGTCTTTCAGACGATACGCCGCTCCAGACCTATCGGAAATTCCTAAAGAATATTTATTAGAGGCATACCTAGCCATTAAGATACCGCACTAACAAACGTGTACGAGGGAACTAGGTTAATACTAACCTTATCCCTATCTTCGTCCGCAGCCCTTATAAACTCTTCTTCATAAAGTCCTTTTAAAAGTTGAACCCTGTCCGGGGATCTTTTTAAAGCAATGTAGTACGCTAGACCTGCGGCTAAACAAGGGTAAAAACGAAACGGAATTTCTACAGTGTTTGCTGAAGTGTCAGCGTCGTCTATCCTTACTAACCGGTCGTAGATAAAAATGTCCGTACTGTTTTCTGGAGTAGGCCATATTTTAAGCACAGGGGTAATCTGACGGTCTACATAATACTGTGTAGGTCTTCCTGTTGTTGTTTTATTAGGTATGTTTAAAAAAGTGTCTCTACTAACCCTGGAGATAGATACGTCGGTCCCACTACGACGAATCACAGCGGATAAAATATCTATTGTCGAGCGAACATCTTCAAGGCTGGGGTCGGCAGATATTGTAGTAGTAGTAGCAGAACCGCCACTATCTGTACTAGAGACGGTTTCTCCAGCAGTAAAGGCTCCGCTAGGTATACTCGTGGTAATTGTAGTAGAGCTTGGCTTTGTTAAAACCACAGCAGTTGCTGCGCTGGTTTGACCTGTAATGGTGTTCCCAAGAACTAAATTAGTAGAAGCCCCTACCGTAGCTGTTATGATTCCTACTGGATACTCAGCAAGACCAGACACGACAGTCTGACTCACTTGGTTCATAGTCCAACGATTAAGACCTCTATTGGCCCAATCAGCAAAAAGAAAGTTTAAAGACCTGCGAGCCGTAACCGCATCGTAACCGGTACGAAATTCTAAACCGCATCGCTCAAACGCCTCTTCAACATAGTCTGCTACATTAGGCTCAAAGTCCTTAGATCCAGAAACAGCCATTGCACAAAAAACCTTTCACGATAAACTTAGACATCAGTACTGTTTCAAACAATTGATGACAATCGAATACGTGTCTCCACTACTATGTCCTACAGTAGTCAACTGTATGTCTCCGGTGTTTCCACCAGATGCAGCAACATTTGGAAGACCACTTATATCAGAGTAATCTAATGTATCCGAATAGTCTGCGGGAAGTTCCACAGCTATAACATCCGTAGTGGCATCCCAAAGAAGTTTTACTCCCATGCCAACATTGGTGAAAGTTATCTTTTGAATGCGAACTCCGGTACAAACAGTTCCATCTTGCAATGCAGCAAGAGCCGAAACATCTATTTTAGTAACCGCAGCTTCCCCTGTTCCGTCACTAGTGTTTGTGAGGTAAAAAGTAGCTTTCTTAGGTCCGTCTTCAACTTTGGTAGCTGTTATAGCATCAGCCATATCTGGATTCTCCTACGTAAGTAAAAGGCAGGGAGAATAACCCCCTGCCTAAACCTTTAGCCATTATTAAAATCGACGTTCATGCCGGTAATGCGAATCCAAATTTTACCTGCTGTGTATGCCGCATTTGTTGCAGCACCTTGAACAAGATACACAAACTTCTTACTAAGAGCAGCCATAGTAGCCGCCGAATCAACAGAGTTATAATAACCTAAAGTAAGATCACCGTTGTTCATCATCTGAGTACCAGAAGCAACAGCAGCACCAGAAGCAGTAGTTCCTGTAGCAGAAATATCTACGTTAATGTCTGGATCACCACCAGTTGGTACTTCTACGCAACCAAACTCAAGAAGAATAGGGATGCCGTTAACTTCTTTAGTCAACTCTGCAATGTAAGCGTTTGCATCCGTGCCATTACCAATGATTCTGTCACCCGTTGCAGAACCATCAAAGCCACCATGAAGGTCGATAAGAATGGAGGTTACAATAGTGCCGCCAACCTTATTTACAAAAGTGTTGATAGAGGCGTCTGGAATTCCAGAGCCATGAGCATTAGGAGTAATGCCAAAAATGGTAGCACCAGTATCCAAACTAGCGTTATTAGCTCCTGCAGCAGTGGCTGTCCCTGAAAAACCATTTGTATCAACAACATTGTTAATACCAGACGTTGCAACAGTTTGAATTTCAAATTGATTCTGCGTTACAGTTCCAGTAGTAGCATTTGTTGTAATTTGTTGAAAACCGTTTTGTGAACGGACGGGACCGTTAAAGGTAGTAGTCGCCATTTCATATCTCCTTACGAAAGATCGGCCCTAGAGTCTTCGTAAGCGTCTGCTGGGACAGTCGCTAGGGCTATAATTCCCAGAAATAAGTTGGGGGAGAGTTGCCCCTCCCCCTTAGTCTTATGCGCCTTTAGATCCATACACGCAACGAGGATCAGAGTAACCGTAGCTATAACGCTCACGGGCTTTGAACCGTACATTACCTGTATCAAAGTCGCCCTCCATCTTTGTAGACATTGGCATACGCTCAAAGTGAACGAAGCCACGAGGAGCATCCGTCTTAATGAAGAATGCGTCAGTGTCTGTAAGATAGTGGTTAACGGTGTATCCCTGCGGAAGCATACCCATGTTACGCATTGCGTTAACATCGTTATCCGCAGAACCTGGACGAAGAGTGGACTCAAGAAGACGATCCGCCACGAACTGAAGTGCGGGAGGAACAATCAACTTCTGACCACGAACCGAAACTTTAAGTCCACGCTCATCGACAAAAGCTGCAATGTCAATAAGAGCATTCTCAAGGCTGGTCTCGTTCAAATCAGCATCTGTGCTGGGTTCGTTACTAAGAGAACCGTTATTCACAAGAGGATGGTCTGTAGCACAAAGCTCCTTACCATCACCACCTGCAAAAGTGCTATCAAAAGCGTTGTTCAAAGTAGCTGCGCTTTTCACCTGTTTGGTGTTAGCCATACTACGAGCCAAAGCTTTTGTGTAGCGAGAAGCAAGACGATCATAAAGATTATCTTCAATCGCTTCTTCCGTAATGGAGAAAGCAAGTGCGATAGTCGCATGTGTGTATCTTGCAGTGTACGCTTCTTGTGCATCGTCAAAAGATA